ATGGCGCACCCGAAAGCGGTCAGGGATGCCGTCAGGCGCGATTACATCGCCCAGGGGATCGCCCCCGAAGTGCTGGGGCCGATGCACGGGGTCAGTGTGGCGTCAGTTATCCGCTGGCGTCGTGAGTCGCGGGAGAACGGCGACGACTGGGACAAGCAGCGTGCCGCCCGCCGCCTGTCCTCTGGCGTGCCGGAGGATATCACACGCGAGCTGTTAATTGAGTTCATTGAGCATCACCAGTTTGCGATGGAACAACTGCGTAAGGCCCGCGAAGGTGCGGATGGTCAGGCGATGCCTGCCGACGAGTACGCCAGCCTGCTGGCAAAGCTGCAGGACGGTTTCAACAAGATGATGGCCGCCAGTAAGCGCATTCTGCCGGAGACCGACCGTCTGATCGTCGCGGCGGGCGTGGTGGAGGATTTAGCGGCTTTTCTCAGCGATAAACACCCGGCGCTGATGGCGGGCTTTCTGGATGTGTTGATTGAGTTCCAACAGATAGTGGAGAAGAAATATGGCTAACGCGATGATTACCGTTGATGACCAGATAGCTGTACGGGCACGGAACATTCGCGCTATTGAGGTTCATGGCGAAACCGTTGTTGTACATTGCGATTGTGTTGGGCCTTTTTTCCTCGGTACTTCAGACGTGAGTTGCGCACGTGAGCTTCGCAATTGTCTGCTGACGGCAATTCAGGCCGCTACCAGCGAGCCTGCCTCCACCATCAATGACGCTGACTATGGTTTACCGCAGATAAGCCGGATTGTTGATTTGCTGCAGCAGGCTTTTGGCGAGCGGCTGGATACGACTGGCTTCAGGGATGACCTCTGGCTGGCATTACAGGTGATATACGGCCCCGATGGAGCCGCACGTTTCACTACTGACTATCTGAATCGCCCACGATAGCTGTTTTCAGCGTCTGATATATGTGCTGAAAGTCTGTCCGTATGTCCTGCAACTTTTGATTTGCGACGGTGACTTCCAGCAGGTCATTCGTCATCCGGGCGGTTTCATCCCGGTTCAGCTTAGCCGCTGAATGATTATGCCCGGACTGGTATTCCGTCATGTAAATCTGGGTCGCCAGACGGGCAACTTCAATGCGCTGGTCAATGGTGAATTTTTCTGTATCGGACATAAAGCCTCTCTGTTTAAAGGGTCATTGTTGGCAGCAGTATCCTGGCACAGAGGGGTTTTATTTTTAAGAGGTGAGTTATCTGTGGCATCAAAATCTTCGCTTAAAGCCTTTCGCGAGAAGATTGCCCGCATTCAGGGGGAGCTGCGCAACCGCATTGAGAACGCAAGCTGTGGTCTGGACAGCAGCCCGGAGGCGATACAGGCTCGCCGGTCACAGGTCAGCGATCCGGTGACCGGATTTCGCTTCTTCGTAAACACCTACTTTAAGCATCACATCCATCACCCGCAAACCAGTGCGCTGCACGAGTATCTGTATTGAGCGCCTGCCGCAGATTGTCACCAGCCCTGAGAGCGAGAATGACGTTATTGCCGCCCCGCGCGGCGAGGCAAAAACCACTCTCGGTCAGCAGCTGTTTGACCTGTGGTGCGTCGTCCTTGAACTGAAGAAATTTATCATTATCGCCTTTGATACGTCTGCTCAGTCAGCGGAGTCACTGGAGGTTATCAAGGCTGAGCTGCTCTATAACGCCGGTCTGGCGCTGGACTTCCCGAAAGCCTGTGGACAGGGGCGCGTGTGGCGTATCGGCTGCATTTTGACTGCGTCGGGCATCAAAATCGAATCCGCTGGCCAGGGGCAGAGTCTGCGTGGCCGTAAGCACGGCGCATATCGTCCTGATCTCGTTCATCTCGATGACCTTGAGAACGACGAGAACGTGGTGACGCCAAAGCAGCGTGACAAGCTGGAGAAGTGGCTGAACAGCACGGTGCTGCCGCTGGGCGGGGCCGGGGTCAAGCTCGATGTTATCTACGTCGGGTCAATCCTGCACTACGATTCCGTGCTGGCCCGCACCATGAAAAACCCGCTGTGGAACGCGAAGCGTTTCCAGGCAATCCTCGCGTGGCCAGAGGATATGGCGCGGTGGGATGAGTGGGAAGAAACCCTGCGCAGCAAGGGTAAAAATGCCGCGAAGGCGTTCTATAACCGCCATGAAAAAGCGCTGCTGAAAGGCTCCCGCGTTTCCTGGGCGGCCCGACCGCTGCTGGCGCTGATGTTGATCCGCGTGCGCGTAGGCACCCGCGCTTTCGATGCAGAATACCAGAATGACCCGGTCAGCGACGAGCATGCCATCTTCCACGGCTGTATCCATGAGTGGCGGGAGCTGGAGCCTGACCTGATTTACTTCGGTGCCTGCGACCCGTCGCTCGGCAAGCACAACAGCCGGGGCAACGACCCCAGCGCGTTGCTGATTGGCGGATGGCACCGCATCAAAAAAGTGCTGAAGGTCATCCGTGCCGATATTCGCGTGCGCCGCCCTAAAAAGATTATTACCGATGTTATCCAGCTGCAGCGTGAGTTTGGCTGCGTCGCATGGGCGTTTGAGTGGGTGCAGTTCCAGGACTTCCTGCGCGAGACGCTGATAGAAGAATCCCTGAAGGCGGGCGTCCCCGTTCCTGCCCGCTCGGTGATCCCTTCCACCGACAAGGCCGGACGTATTGAGTCCCTGCAGCCCTTTATGGAGAGCGAGCACATTCTGATCGCCCGTGCGCTCGCCACGTTGCGTGAACAGCTGATGCATTTCCCGATGGCTGACCACGATGACGGCCAGGATGCGCTGCATATGCTGTTTGCCATCGCGTCAACCAGTGTGGGTAACTTCGAATTTATTCCCGTCAGCCAGCTGGAGGCGGTGGAGTCGGATTCTCTATCGCGCCGCAGGCATGACGATGACGACGATTATGGCTCTGACGGTTTCGGGTCTGGAGGATGGTAAATGGACATTAAAACCGCGTTTAAACGCTTTTTTTCCCGCGATAACACACAGGCCATGCAGAGTGCTGGCGACGATTTTCTCTACAGCGATACCGTCAGCCACCCGTCCACCGGGCTGGATATTCAGCGGGTGTATGCCCTTTTCAGCGCTGCCGAACAGGGCGACATTCAGGCGCAGAGTGACCTGTTTACCGATATGGAAGAGCGCGACGGCCACCTGTTCGCCGAGCTGTCAAAGCGTAAGCGTGCGCTGCTGACGCTGCCGTTTTCCGTCAAACCGCCCCCGGATGCGACCGAGGCGGAGAAGAAAGTCGCGGCGGAGGCCGACTGGTGGCTGCGCCATTTGCCGGGCTTCCGCGAGATGCTGATGGATATGCTGGATGCCATTGGTCACGGCTTTTCGTGTATCGAGATCGAATGGGGCCGCAAAGAGTCACTCTGGCTTCCGTCAGCGTTCCACAAGCGACCGGCGCGGGCCTTCACCATGCCGCAGAACGACCCTGACAGTATCCGCCTGAACCGGGGCGGCGTGGGTGGCGAGGAGCTGTGGGATATGGGCTGGATCGTGCATAAGCACAAGTCAAAATCCGGCCCGGTGGCGCAGAGTGGCCTGTTCCGCGTACTGGTCTGGACGTACCTGTTCAAGAATCTCTCTGCCCGCGACTGGGCACAGTTCCTGAACCTCTACGGCCTGCCGTTCCGTATCGGTAAGTATGATGCCTCCATGACCGACAGGGAGCGACTGAACCTGCTTCGCGGTATCCGCATGCTGGCCGGCGAAGGCGGCGGTATCATTCCGTCTAATGCTGAAATCTCGCTGGTCTCTCCGTCAGCAGGCCAGAGTGCACCCTTCCTGGATATGGTGAGCTGGTGCGAGAAGGTACAGTCAAAGGTCATTCTCGGCGGGACGCTGACAAGTCAGGCGGACGGCAAATCGTCAACCAATGCGCTCGGAAATGTGCATAACGAAATCCGTCACGATCTCCTCGTCGGTGATGCGTGGATGTCGGCGGAGACGCTGACCCAGCAGCTACTGTGGCCAGTGCTGGTGATAAACGGGCGTTTTAACCCGGAGCGCGCGCCGTATCTGGAGTTTGATGCCCGCGAGTCCGTTAACCTTGAGCGACTGATGACGGTGGTAACTACGGCCCAGCAGGCGGGCTTTAAAATCACTGCTGACTGGGTCTCGGAGAAAAGCGGTATCCCGCTGCCGCAGGAAGGTCAGACCATCCTGAAGCCGCTGGCCCGCCAGCAGGCCGGTGACGCCGCACTGTCTCAGGTAATGCAGGCCCGCCTTGCTGCCCTCTCTGTGCCGCAGAGTGGAACTGACAACGTACAGCTGCAGCTGGATGCCGCTCCGCAGCTTCTGGCCATTCAGGCTACTGCCGCTGCTAAAGCAATGTTGAAACCGCTTATTACGAAGGTAAAAGCCGCCCGAAGCCCGGATGAGGTTTACGAGCTTCTTGCAGCCAGCTATCCAGCGCTGGACGATATGGCCCTGCGCGAGCTGGTCGGTCAGGCGGTGTTTATCGCCGATGCAATGGGGCAGCAGGATGCCTGATATCAACGCAGGCTTTGCCATGACCCTGCCACCGGCGCGGGCGATAGCGTACTTCCGCTCGAAGGGGCTGAAGCCCACCATGAGCTGGAAGGACATGCAGGATGATGCCCATGCGGTGGAGTTTGCGGTGGCCGGCATCACAAAGCTGGATGTTCTCAGCGATATCCAGAACAGCCTGACGCGCTCGTTTACGGAAGGGATGAGCTTCCGCCAGTTCCAGGACGAACTGGAGCCGCTGCTGCAGCGTAAGGGCTGGCTGGGGCGCGGGCTGGTTGCCGATGATGATGGCGTGCTGCAGGGCAAAAAGCTGATGCCGTATCGGCTGGATACCATTTTTCGCA